TAGCATAGTTTTTAACTAAGTTTCTCATGATGGATTTTTCAGATGCTACGAATTGAGCCTCTGCTACTATCTCTGTGTATAGTTCCGATAGTGTAGAACTTGTGCTTTCGTTTGCCATTGTTATTACCTATTAAGTTTTATTGTTTTAAATTAATCTCAACAGCACCTGAATCTCGCTTCTTCCTATATTCTGCATAGGCTTTACGATCTTCTGGTTTTGTTAAGTCCAAGTCCTGTAGATTAAAAGGTTTAACAGTTTTACCACCAATAGCACTCTGGCTTCCTGAACCAGACAGAGACCCTTGACGGAAATGTGGGTTGCTATCTAAAAACTCCTTAACACGATCTTCAATTGTAAGTAGTTCTCCATTTGCGTTATATCGTACATTAGAATTATTATCAACTACTTCTATTCTACCATCATCTGTGTACTTCACTTCATCTTTTAGTAAAGCAACAACTTGTGCTGGGCTAATAGCTTTGTTTGAAGATGCAACAGATAGTATTGAATTATCTACTTTTTCTTTTTTAATCTGATCTTTAACTCGTTTTAATTCTAAATCTTTTTCAGATAATCTTTCTTGCATAATCTTTTCTAATTCTTGTTTAGTCTTAGCTTCTTTAAGCTGTTCTTGTTTTAAGATTTCTTGTTTTTGTTTTTCTTCTTCTTGCAGTTTCTTTTCGTATTTAGATTTTTCTGCTTCAAGTCTAGCTTTGATTATGTTGTCTAATTGTTCTTGGGTAAAAGTATTTTGCTTTGTTTCTTCTACTTTTACTTCTTCTTTTGGTGTTTCAGTTGCTACTTCTGGTGCAACATTTGTTTGTTCTTCGGACATTTGTTCTCCTATTGTTATATTATTAGTTCGCCATTACTGTCATACCAATCTGGATTGACATATGACCATTGATGCCGACAATTATAACCACCACGAACAACAAGAGGATTTCCAGACTTTTTGCCTTTCCAACTTTCCCTTGCCCATAGTTCATTGACTTCATCAATTGTGAAAAGTCCACTTTTCCTTTTATCATATACCCCACTAATTACATTTCTGCAAATCTTTCTAGTAGTAGGTATTATATCCCCATAATATTTAACATAAGTTAATCCAGCATCATTTGACTTATTAAAATTAAGGGTTGCGTCAAAATCTCTCAAGGAATCATTTAAAATCTGTCCAGCATACCTTTTCATGTTCTCCCCAGCACGATCTCTAGCAAATTTAGATTGTAATGTTTGTATTGATTTATCTACTAAAGCTTTTTTAGATTTATCAAATTTATTTTCATTTATATAGTCTATAAGTCTTTGTGCTTCTGGATCATCTGCACTAGCATAAATACCATTTATTGTTTGTCTTAGTTCTTTTTCTAATACTGCAAAATCACTACCAACTAATGTATTTTGATAAACTTTTTCTGATAATCTTCTAGTAAATGTATTAGATACATCTTTAAATTGAGTAAAGTATTGTTGTTTTAAATTTTGTACTAATGCTAAATCGCCTTTAGTTAATTCTTGAAATTCTGGTGGTATATTACCAATAAGCTTAAATGCTTTTTCAATTCTTTTAGCTTGTTTATTAAAACCCTCTCTAACAACTGTATCTGACCATGCTAAATATTCTTTTTCTAATATAAATTTTATTCTTGGTCTAATAGCTATAGCTGATTGTAATTCAATTAATTTACCATCTTGTGTAGGAAGTCTATTAGCTAATGATATTACTTCTCGTTCTATTCTGTCTAATGTAGCTATTAATGTTTTATAATATTTAGCTTCTGCTAATTCAATTTGCTTGATACGATATTCTGTAGCTTCTTTGACTATATCTGACATTCATTAAATTTCTTCTTCTTCCACTTCTTGATCTTCTTGTTGTGGCTCGTCTTGTGTAAATTCTCCTACTTCTGATTTAACATCTATCTCATCAAAAATATCATTTAATTTTTCATCATCATCAACTACTGCTCTTGCTATTTCTTTGTCAATTTCTTTTGATAATGTAGGAGATTGAACACCAATAGCTTTTGCTTGTTGGTAGAACATAAGGTCAGTAGCATAATCTCTAATATTGAAACTATCAGGATAATTAATTTCTCCATCAAATGTAGTATCTTGAAATAAAGCATATAATCTAAATAGTTGTTCTTCTGCTATTTGTAAGTTGTCAGCTTTCTCAGATAGTCTAGCATTTAATAATTCAAATTCTGTTTGTAAGGCAACACCAGAACTAATACCTGTTTTTTGTGTTCTTACTGCCCCTGTGTGTGCAATTCTATTTATAGATTCTACTTTGTTGTTTATTGAATCCATAATAGATTGTAAATTTTGACCAGATGGTTGTAATAAATATGGTTTTAAATTTGGTTCCATTTCATCAGGCATTTCTATAACAGCACCAGCACCAGCACTTGCATTTACGCTTGGAGTTTTAACTAATGATGGGTGGTTAGTTAATCTTATTAATTGTTCCATTTCAGAGTATTCGTTGTAAATCGCTTTTTGTAGATCAGCAATATCAGTTAAATCTGATTGACCTATTCCTCTTTTGTGTGATTTAGAATTATATAAAATTACTGCTGGTATTTTACCAATCATGTTTGGAACACTATCTATTAATCTAGGCTCTTCTCTTTCTTCCATGTAGATAGTATCAATTTTATCTGGATACCAAATTCTCATGTATGTTCCACCTTTTCTATCTACTTCTTCTCTTACTTTTAAATAGTTTAATTCGTACTTACCATTTAATTGTCTTTCAAAGTTCCAATCTAAAACATTCTCAGGAGTAACGATTGATAAGTATGGTCTAATATCTTGATCTAATTCTTCTGCTCTAGTGTTTGTAGTAATATTAGGTTTATCTAACATTAAAAATACATGACCATAAATAGACGCATAATTTTGTGCCTGTTTAATTACAGAGTTTAAATTGTTACCCTCAAGGTCAGCATCTTTTAAGAATGATTCTAAACTAGGTTCATCTTGCATAGAGCCAAAATCTCTACTCGGTCTAACTCTAAAAAGGAATGATGAATAAATTTGAATAATATTTTTACAATGATTATCACAAGGTGTATTAGCTAATCTTTGATTAAATTCGTTATCTAATTCAAGGTTGTATCTATTAAGATATTGACCAATCATATAGTCATAGCCACCATTATACGATCTAATATAATACTCCCAATTATTTATAGTTTCTGAATAATCTTTATGTGTATCTAATGCTTGATCTCTTGTGTATGCCATACTATTTTATTGCCCATCTTGTTGGTCGAGAAAACTGTGCCTGAGTAGTAAGAGGTTTTAAAAAATCTACCATGTAGCCTATTGCGTCATTCATGTGATCAAAGCCATCTTCCTTGTCAGGAATATTAGTGTTCTCCTTGTATATTTGTCTTTGTAATCCTTTTACAATAGTTTTGCAAGTTTTGGAAACAAAAATATGCCTATTGCCATTAGAATCTTTGAGTTTGCTATTAACAGCATTAATCCTATCACGAACAGCTGGGTGTTTTAATTTACATTTAACTTTAAATCCTGCGTTTTGTAATATGCTTAAATCAGTTCTACCACCAGCAGAGGTTTTTCTTTGACGAGAAGCTGGGTCAGGGTAAATAAAAATAGGTATCTTTGTTCCATATCTATTTCTAATTTCTTCTACCATTTCGTCAGTATTACTTGAATAAATTATAACCTCATCTAAAAAAAATATTTTATCTTTTTCTATTTGTCCTACACAAGCCGACATGGGATCCACATTAAAGTCCATGCCAATATGTAATGGCTTTGTCCAATCTATTTGTTTATCTACTACACTTTCTACAGGGTGGAAGTTATAATAAACACTACCAGCATAGTTCTCAAATGTACCCTCAAACTCTTGTCTAAAAGTTCTTATATCAATATCCTGTTTAGCTTGCTCTATTTCTTCTTGTGATACCATTCCACCATCAAGGGTAGTAAATTGAAAACTATCCCACTCCTTGTCGCCCTGTTGCCCTTTAAGATACATTCTATACGACCAGTTACCATAGCCTTTTGGAGAGCCACACATTAGAACATCTCCCTCAGTGTCAGATACAGATGCTCTTAATACTTCTGTCCAAGCTTTTTCTTCGATGTCAGCAAATTCGTCAAGTATTAAAAAGTCTAATCCTACTCCACGCAAACTATCATAATTATCACAGCCCTTTAATGATATTTTACTTCCTGTTTTTTTAATCGTAATAGTCATATTAGATTCATTTATGTTTTCTATCCAATTAAATTGAGAAAGCATATCTTTAAGGTTTGACCAAACAATCTCTTTAGCCATTTTAAATGTAGGTGCTACATACCAGATTTTTTTATTAATCTGTGTTGCATACTTCATCATTTCAGTAATACATAAATAGGTTTTACCAAATCTACGACCAGAAACTAAAACTCTAAATCTTTTATTACTTGATGAAACTTTATGCTGGGGTTTTGTCAGGGTTATGTTCATTACAAAAGTAAGATATGTATAATTTGTCCTCGTTAAATTTTTGTTGATATTCGTTAGTTACTCTAATTGTAACAGTAGCACCACCTTTTGTGCAATCTGTCCATGTGTCAAATTTTACAGGGTGTACTGCTGGTGTATTACAGAATCCTGTTATTGCAGAGCAGATAGTATAAGCTAAAACAAATTTCATTCTTTGGATACTATCTTTTTTATAGACTTACTGCCATCAATATTTTCTTCTAATTCAGCTTTTACTTTGCCACACTTATATTCGATATTACTGTTAGCATTTCTTTCAGCTTCTCTTTTACCCTTTAAACAATCTGACATTTTATCTTGGATTCTATGTTCTTGTAACTCTCCAGCCACAAACATACACAAAGCAACGACACTACTAATGATTGTTTCCATTTTGTCTTACCTTATCTTTTAGTTCTTCAATATCTTTTAATGCTTTATCTAATTGTGCCTCTATGTGATCTAACATGACTTGAGTGTGAATATTTTTATCTAAAAGTTCTTGGTGTTTTTCTACTGTTTCGTACAAATCTTCAAGAAGTAAGTATTGTTCTTTATCAGTTGTTGTTTGTTCTGATTTTTTAAGTAAGTCAGAGTTCATTAATTCTCTTGATGTCTCTAATGAAGTAAGTCTAGCTGTAACTTCTGTATAAGCAAAGATTCCCATAGCAACAGCTACGATAATACCAACCATGTTTTTAATTGGCATAGCTACAGATGTATTCTCAGATATTTTCATAATGG